TTTCTATGCCGTCAGACAAAGTGCGTATCCTCTGTGTAAGTGGAATCGCGATACGCATCACGTTTCCATAGACGTGCTTGATAAATAGTTCATCCATATATCTGTTATTATTATTGTTCTGCGTTATCCTCTGCGTCTTGCATCTTTACCATTTTTCGCAGTGCGCACCCTGCGACACCGCACGTAAAAGGGAGTACTATCTCCAATCTCCTGCCGAGTCTTGCTATGTCTCGTTTTAAGTCCATTATCTGCGTTTCCATATCAATGTATTTCTTCCGCAGTTCTTGGTTTTCATTGTAGAGAATTTTTTTATCCTCTCGCAGGTTGTCGCGGTCTTCGCGAACGCTATCGGTGATAAGCTGCATATCCTCAAAATGCTTCTCGTACACCTCTTGCATTGCTTTCCAACCTGCCGCCTCTTCTTGGGTAGCCTCCGCGTCAGAACGTCTGCGTGAGGCTCTCCAATTCACGAACCACCCTCCACCTGCTATCATGGTGAGAACCCCCAACATCCAATTAAGAATCTCGCTCAGTTCCATACGCTACTCCTCTTTCTTTTTGTTATCCACAATCTCGTTGCTCTTGTTCTTTGCGATGTTACCTGCTTTCTCGCTTTCCTCCTCCAGAGCCTTGTCGTTTCGGCTCGTAAGGCTGCCGCGTTCCTTGATGATTCTTTCGATTTCGTCTGGTGCGGCATCTGGGCATTTCTCCACAATGGTTTGTGTAGAGAGATATGTAGCTTCCATCTGGAGATTGGTAATCTTTGTATTGTTAGTCTCAAGAGACCAAGGAGTAATCTTTGCGCCGATTTTCAGCTTCGCGTAATGCTCTCTGCCGTTGGTTTCGAGGTCAAGTCCCTCCTGATGCAGATAGACCATATCCTGCATGAATTTCTGCCAGTCGAGAGAACTCTGTGTGGCAAGAGCAAAGTCGTTAGACATCGCAAGTGCAATGCCGTTACCTCCGCTATTGGTGTTTGTAATGTCCTTTGGTGTGATAAAGGAGGTTGAAGAGAACAGAGAGATTTTCTCCTCAAGAGTTTTGAGGTATCCATCCATTGTCTTAGGCTCTGGGAAATCAATCACTTTCGCGTCCTGCTTTCCGTTGGTTGTGTCACTTGACAGATTGATTACCAACGTATTACTATCGCGCTTGAATGAATCCTCATCCATATCTCCGATAAGTACAAGTGCGAATGTGCCGAAACGCTTTAGGGCAATAGCATTGATGTTCGCCATTAACTCCCACATCTCAATAGAGGACTGGGCATATTCCCACGCAACTTTCCCTCTCTTGTAGAGCAGAGGACAGCGCGAGAATCCATGCAATTCACTCTGTATAGTCCATTCGCTATCAGTAGTCTGCCTTACGCGATAGTGTTTCTTCGCATCGTATGTGTCAATGACGGTTTTTCCGTCTATTTCGTACACCAGAGAGCGCGCAATCTCCATTCCGTACTCATCGTAGTTAGGTACAATCTGGTATCCGTCCTCGTAACTGTATGTCTTGACGCTATACTTGTTCGCATCCTTGTCATAGGAGAACAGAGTGCCTACGTTTCCGAGTTGTTTACATACATTCACTGCCTGATATTTCTCCCACTCCATTCCTCTCCAAGCCCATTCCGTCTTGATGGAAGAGAGTAGTTTCTTTGCGCCTTCGTCATCGTTGTCCGTACAGAGGTTGAACTCAAGAGGGTTCGCAGTAAGGTTGCGGACGTGCGCAGAGTGTATGAGTTTCTGAAACGATGCAGTTTGTGTCATATCCATCATTCCGAGAGGCATATATGTACCATTGAGCTTTACCTTGATGTGAGGTATTGCCTCGTTGAGTATGATGTTGTGCATATCGGGACGATACTCCGTTATGTACCTATCCTGAGATATTGGGTGTAATTCAAGGTTTGCAAACCCTGTATCCAACACGGTGTTAGGTGTCACCGCGCCATTTTCAAAGCCGTGTCCCATCATTACTCCACCGCGCGTAAAAGGTTTCATAACCTTTAATCGTGTCGGAGACTCAAGAAACCAGTTTATGTCATGTTCTCTAATCATAATTTACATGCTTAATTTAGCCAATATGTTATTTGCATTACAAATTTTTTTCTTGCGATAGATTCTGTCATCGTCTGCTTTCGTTGTGTCGATGTTGAGCAGAGCAAGCATATCCTCAGATTGCATCCTCTTTCGCATCAATCCCGCGTCCTCTCGCAGCATACGGTGGCAATCGTAACAAGTACCTCCACACAGCAGTATCACATTATCAAAAAGGTCAGGTGACATTCCTTTCATAAAGTGTTTCATCTGCTCTTTGTCAAGCATAGCGATACGTCCGTTAGGAGTCTTTCGGAATTGGAATATCTTAGACTCGAATTTCATGTGTCGGAGAATCGTAGTACCACCCTCACGTTTCATATTCTTGTGGTTATATCGCATCTCCGCGAGTCTGCTCTCGTAATGTATGAGTCCACTCTGTATCATTTCCATAGCGAGGTGTCCTGCCTCATCCTTCGCGGATTTGAACTGAGCCTTACCTCTGTTTGATGGAGTGCCTGCTCCCGCGAATTGTAGTGCTCTTGGGAAACACTCACGCAAGAATCCAAATCCCTGCACGTCAATAATCATCTCGTTCTCTTGAAGCCTGTGCTTGTCTCGGAAACGGACTGCCATAAGTACTGCCTCCTTGTTCGTGTTATGGATGGAGTACTGTATATCTCTGCATATCCATCCATATCCGCTCCATAGCTCCCAATATTTCATTACGAAGTTATCGAATCCTGTGGTAGCCATATCAAGCGTCATGCGTCTTTTCTCGCAAGTGCTATTCAGAGGAATCTCCATCTCTCGGAACATCCTCTCTACCTCTGCGATACTCAACTGCACGTTAGACATATCCTCGGTTTCCTCTTTCTCGTCAGTAATAGAGTAGTTCCAATTATTCATATAAGAAGACGCTGCGGTTGCGGAATTGGCGGTCATTCCCCTGTACGATTTATTCTTCGCAAGCATCTTCTTGTTGTCACGCATATCGAACGTGAAGAATACCATAGAGAGAATGAAATCCTCGTAAGACATATCGGTGTCTATCTGGAGACATGGGTCTATATACTCTTTCGCTTTTTCATAGACCTCTCGCTTAGTCTTTCCCCAGAACATCTTATCCATATCGCCCTCGTGCATATAGAAGAAACGTACTGCTCCGTCCATAGCCTTATCAACAGTGCCATCGTCATTTATCCATCCACCTCCGTGAATACCCTTACCGCATATCTGCCTCAATGCGCACTCTCTTTCGGGGTTCTGAGCAAGGAATATCTGAGCCTTACCATTACCTCCATCACGCAGACGTGACATAAACGTAGTAATAGTCTTCCACTCGAATTTATTCGCCTCATCGAATATGAGTTTCTTCGCTTGCAGACCTTTGGCTATTTTATCCAATACGATAGGACTTTCGTTGTCGAGTTGTTGGAATTTTATCTCTGAGCCGTTATATAATCTCATACCCATATCCTCAGTCTTATGAAGAATTTCTCCTATCGGGTCGTGCGGTTGCTTTTTTACGGCTCGGTCTATTAGAGGATACAGCTTCTTCAAGGTGTCGGCAACTTTGCCCGCACCCCAGAAATCAGAGATGTTACGCATAAAGCACACCATCTTTGAGTTGTCATTATTGGCGAGAAAATCTATTGGTGCATAGTAAAGCGCGAACGTCTTACCAGAACCAGTAGGGCCTGCAAGGACAACAAAATCCGCATTGGAACGGATAGCGTGTTTCTGATTACCATCCTCCAACGGAGACAGGACTATATCGTTTCTCTTTTTACTCATCTTTTATATATATCCGATGCAAAAATACATAACATAGACGTGTTCTTGATTCAACTAAAAATAAATGTTGTTGATATTACGCTTATTTCTACGGCAATAATTCGATTACGTTCATATTAATTGCGTAAACACAATTAATTTTGCAACAAACAATTTTTATTGTTCACATTTTTATAGTAGAAAACTATGACAAAAGAAGAAGTTCTAAAGAAAGTAGAAACCTATTGTAACGAGAAAAGTTACACAAATGAAACTCTGACAGATGGTTTTAAGGACAAGTTCGCAGACCATTTCCTAAAGCTGAATCCAGATGGTGACATCAACGATGAGGCGATAGTCGGAAACCTTGAGTTCGCGCTCAACACTGCCTTTAGCGGTGCAAGTGAGATACTCACAGTCAAGAACAACCTCTTTACCTCGAAAGAAACCGAGTACAAGAACCAGATTGCCGAGTTGACAAAAAAGTTAGGCAAGCAGACTCCTCCCAAAGACCCTCCTGCAATCCCGAAGGAAGTTCAGGACAAGTTGGACGAATGGGAGCAGTTCAAGACAAGGGAGACGAAGAGAGAGAAGTCTAAGTCTATCCTGCAACTTGCCAAGAAAAGTATCCGCGAAGACCTCCATTCATCATTCGATGCTTTTGCAGAGGATTTCGATGCCTCTCTCGAAAAGGAGGACAAGGAACAGGCAGAGAAGCTCGTGTCGCGTTTCCAACTTATTTTCAAGGAAACACTTGGAGACATCAAGCCACTCGCTCCTCGCCAGACTGCACAGGTTGAGAAAGAAATGCTCGAATCTGTGCCAAAGATTGAACTCTAAGTTAAACGATTAAAAGATTATCATTATGATGCCAACAAACATGGGATTCTACTTTGAAACCCAAAAGGAAGTACGTGGTGGTAAGTTCATCTGGTTTGCAGATAGCAACCCTTCTCTCCAGAAGAATCAGTTGCTCGGTGGTGACCTTCTGAATCCAAAGAAGGGTTTTGACCATTTCTATGCAGGTCAGTTGGGTAAGTATGTGCCTGGCGGTGGTCTCTCATCTGAGACAGCAGGTATTACCATTTTCCGCGCGTTCAAGCCTAAAGCTGCCGCATCTAACAGTACAACCATTGTCGTTACTGCGACTGGTTATGAGGATGCTCCAGAGGTAGGTATGATTGTAATGAAAGCCCCTGCATCAGCAAGTGGCACAGGACAGTCAGCAAAGATTACCGCAGTAGTTTACGACAAGGAGAACGAGAAGTTCACCCTTACCGTTGATACTGCTCTCACAGTAACCACATCCGACATTATCGTTGAGGCGACAGGCACGGCAGCTTCGGCTTCTGCAAAGCCTCTCGTAGACAAGGTTAATATGTGGATTGAGAAGGACACAGATTTGATGCCAACCGAGGGCTTCGGCGTAATCAACGGCAAGCATTATCTCTCTGGTGTCAGCGGTTGCGCCGCTTACATTGGTCGTATGCAGCCACTGCCTGCTTACATTCTCAGTCAGAACAAGAGCCTCATTGACGGTGTGTTTGAACTCTAATTTTAACTGCTAAAGAAAAGGAGATTTAGAATTATGGCAAATGCTTATAAATACACTGGAAATGCAGAACAGCTTATCGAGAAGCTGTATCAGAAAGGTCTTCTGAATACTGGTGGCACAGGTTTCCTCCAGAATCTCATTGATGAGAGTATCGTTCTCAAGGCTAACTCTAAGTTCTGGCAGGAACATTTCGACATTGAGGGTAACGAGTACGACATCGACCTCGGAGACCTCTCTAAGAACCCTGCTTGGACTGTCCGTATGAAGCAGAACAGACCTGTTCCTACCGCAGATGCAATGGCACCGTTCTCAGAGGTTGCTCAGTTGGATGGTGAGGGATTCACCGAGAAGACTGGTTCTATCTATCAGTTCGGTAAGGGTCTCTATGAGACATCTCAGTCAAAGCTCGAATTACAGGCTCGTCTTCGCGAACTCAGCGGTACAGACCAGAACCTCTTGACAGGTTACGTTCGTGGTATCGCAGACCTCATCAATACTCACAACTATACCCTTTCTAACCTCGCAGCACAGACTCTTTCTAAGGGTGGTGCTTACAACAACACAGGCATCAAGGGATTCTCTGCTATCAGCGTGAATCAGTCAGCCTATGTTCCTACTGCGAACTTCAAGACCGCAGGTGCAAAGGTTTGGACTGCTTCTGACTGTGATATTCCATCACAGATGCAGAAGATTGAGTACGACTTCAAGGTTGCGAACAACATCGACCAAGACACTCCATTCGTATGGTGTCTCCCATACGACATGATTGTGAACGTCCTGCTCCAGAACGCAGCGTTCCTCAAGGAGGTCAACCGTTACATTCGTCTCTACGCTCCAGACAAGGTAGTTATCGTACAGAGCGGTTCTGCAAACGTAGATACAAGCGTAATCTCTCTTGAGCAGCTTGTGGAGTACTCTCGCTCAAGCATCTCAAAGATTTCACCTATTATGGTGGTTCGTGAGGAGCAGAAGGTACAGAACATCACCACAATCTCTACCGTTAGTGGTTGGCAGTCTGGTGTTGCAGTTCTTCGTCCTCTTGGTAGCAACGGCAAGGCTGGTGTCATCGTACACGCTAAAGTTGCTGATGTAGAGATGATTAAGACAGGTGAGTACAACAACCTCATCAGCGTCAACTCCGCGAAGGCTCTCGGTTTCCTCTATGTAATGAACATGGTTTCACCACAGGGTGTACTCAAGAAGTACCTCACAAAGGTGATAGGTCGCTACGCTCCAGTCTTGAACGAGGCTATGCAGCACGTAGTAGTCGACACCACTACCGCAGACGCATAAAGGTAAAAGATTGTTTAAGGGTGCTATTTTTTGTTATAGGTAAAAAGTAAAGATGACAGTATTAGATTGGCTCAAATATTCGACACGATACACGTTCGATGAAGGGACGTTTTTGAAGATAGCCGCAGACCGAGGTTGCGACCCCGATGCAGGTATCTATGATGCTGAGATTACTCAGAAGCAGAGAGACCTTATGACTGCGGACATTATCTTTGAGGCAGTTCTTCTGAGTCCTTCTAATACTGCTTCTTTATCTCAGTCCCACAATGGCTACCAGAAGTCCGTTGGTCAGGAGGAGGACACCTATCGCAGAGACAAGATAAAGGTAGCCCTTGCAATCTACCGAAAATACGAAGATGAAAAGGCTGAGATGTTGGAAATCTTAGTTCCGAAGATTAAGTTCGTTAAGATAATTGACGTGGATAAGTTATGAGTGAGTGGTTGAGGTCAAGAAACGAAATTTCTGAGTATCCCTACAATGGCACTATAACACGTGTCGTAGAGGGTAGCGGAATGGAGGAGGATACCGAAATGGTGGTATATGAGGGCATGATGGATGAGCACATGAACACCTCGGAAGAGGGTAGTGTGTTGCAGACCTCCGCTTATATCATTAGCATTCCTCTTACGAAAGATGAGGAGGATTGCTATATCATTCCGAAGAAAGGAGACAAGATTGAAATCACTGTATTCTGTGACACGTTTACGTTGACGGTGGATAACGCAGAGCCTTCGCAACTTGGAGGTGTAAGCGTATATGCGACAAGAAACAGTTGGTAATATATGGGAAAGTCCAAAGTAATAGGATTCAATGCCGACAAATGGGAGAAAGACCTCATAAAGTATTGGGTAGGGCAACAAAACGCTCGGCTTATTGCTTATGCAAAGGAAAAGATACAGGAAATCGGCAACAGAATCAGTTCCTACCATAGCAGGCATCACATGGATGATACAGGCAATTTGCTTGATAGCCTATGTTGGGGAGTCAGTTACGACGGCAAGCCCATAGCAAGCGGTTTCTATCGCAGTCAGAAAGCGACTCAGGCGGCTCTTATGCACGGATGGAGTTTGGTGGAGTTCCGTGAGGGTTCTGGGAAACAGAAATGGGACTATGAGAATAAAATCAAAAACCCATTTTCCGAAATGCACGCAGGTGAATCCGTATGGGGACACCAGAGAGCAGCGGAATACCTCGAACGCGCAGGTGCTAAGAGCAAAGCAGGTCAATGGAAAGTTTTCTTTGCTATACTCGCCCCCTATTGGGGTTATTGGGAGAAAGGATTTAATATGAAACTGCCGAAAGGTGGCACTACTTTCCTCCGATTCTGGGTTATGGCAGAGACTTACGATACCGTCAAGGGTGAACTCAAACCGATGCGAACAAGTCTCCGTGTTCACGTTGATAAGTACGCAAGTAAATCTTTATACAAACAAGCGAAACGTAATCTTAAAAATGCGTAAGATATGCTGAATGAATCAAGAAACGATTTGAATGACTACTTGTATGGACTGTTTCATGGAGCGGTATGCAAGAACGTGTACCCGAAAGAAGTCCCTACGGAACTTATACCGAGTGATGTAAGGGATGGTTTCATAGTCCTACGAGCAGGTGGCATTAGCGATATGGGAGAGTTCCGAGACCAGACCTCTGGCACTGTCCGATGCTACGTTGAAGCCTATATTCCTGTCATTTCGAGAGGTCGCTACAATCGCAATCTGTACAAGAGTTACGAGGACTCTATCAACAGCGTTATTGATGAAGAGATTGCCAATCCATCAAGTGATACATATACTATACTTGACGAGGGTATTCTCGCATACGATGACGATGAGCATAGGGACGCGGATAACCGATATATGCTTTTCATCAAGTCATTCTTGGTCTTAATAGACGAGAAAGAAAATTCAAATAATAACAACAACTAAAATAGAAAGGAAATAAATTATGGCAAAGGCAACAACCGTTAAGGCTATCTCCCTCAAGTATGGTGACGTAGCAGCAGCCAATCCTTCAACCGCTCTCATGGGTGTGCTCAAGGGTCTTTCAGTAGGTCAGGATGAGCCTGCAAGTACAGAGATTGAGGCAGAGTTCTATGATGCCCCATTCGACATTTTCTACGATGGCAACCCTGTAACCATGACCTTCGAGCTTGCGAACTACGAGCTTTCTGAGCTTCCTGCT